GCCGCTCCTTGCCTGTGATGATCTCGATCGCCCCGTCCGACATCCGACCTTAACCCCGACCTTAAGCATCGCCTTAAGGTCATGGCCCAGGCTATGTCCGCAAGGCGGGGCTGACCGGGCGCTTACGGAAAGCCGATCATCTTACCCGCCTCAACTTCGTGATCCTCGATGAACTCGGCTATCTGCCCTTTGCACAGGCTGGCGGACAGCTTCTGTTCCATGTGGTCAGCCGCCTCTATGAGCGGACCTCGGTGATATTCACTACCAATCTCGCCTTTGGCGAATGGCCGAGCGTGTTCGGCGATCCACAAATGACCATAGCCCTGCTGGACCGCCTGACTCATCTTTGCGACATCGTCGAGACCGGCAACGACAGCTGGCGCTTCAGGAACCGCGCCTGAGTGCCCAGGGTTTCGTGACGTAACCCTTCGGAGTTGGGATCATGCCACGCAAATCGATCGGTGAAGCCGCCATGACCGAAGCGGAACGCCAAGCCCGCTATCGCGCCGCACGCGCCGCCGGTGAACCGTATACGTCGCGCAGCCGATCATCGATGCCGTGTCCGGCGGTGGAACGACAATGTCGCCAGCCTCGTGGAAGCACAGGTTGAGTATGCGGCATGGCTGGACAACTTGCCGGAAAACCGACGAGACATCGCGCTCGGCGAGGCATTACAGGCGATCTGCGATCTCGATCTCACCGAACTTCAGGCGATCATTCCGCCGCGCGGCTTCGGCAGGGACTGACCGCTCTTCCCACCCTCAAGTGGCTTGCACCGGTGGGTCCACAGGAAGCCCTCGCGCGCCGCTGCGTCAGCCTTTCGATGGGCACTCCGCGCCGTGCGGGTCCTCCTATGGACCATCGGCACAAGCCGCTACGCCGGGGTCCTTTTTGGACGCCGACAGATAGAGGGTCCCTCTTGCGTGCCGATCGACAGCGCGGTGCTCCGAACTCTCGCATAAGCTCGCGTATTACCCTATTACCACCTTACGACTACCAACCCGGGTGCACCGGCGGCGCCCTGGTATGGCGTGTTACCATTCGGGCCTGTACCAGCGCCTGCAGCGCCTCCGCCAGGAAACACCCCGACAACCCCGGTGGTGCCACTGTTCTGGCTTCCACCCATTGGAGCAGCTCCACCCATTCCTCCCTGGGTCAGTATGGCTGCCTGGCCCGCGGACCCAGTGAGATTGACGTCCCCGTTGCTTCCGGAGCCTGCGGGTGTAGCGCCGTTTTGGGGGCTTGTAACGCTAGCCAGATAGTTTAGGCTCCCGCCATTCGCGCTGACGTAGGATCCGAAGCTCGACGGAAGGCCGGGACTTGCGCCAGCGCCTACGGTTCCACCGTTACCACCGGCGCCAACGGCAACGACAACGGATTGGCCTGGCGTCACGCTAGTAAGCTTTCGCGCGTAGCCACCACCCGAGCCACCACCCGAGGCGATGCCCGTAGATACGCCTGAGACTGATGCGTAGCTACCTGCGCCCCCCCCCCAGACTTCAACCTCCACCTGTGTGACACCCGCAGGAACAATGAAATTTCCTGAGGTAGTAAAGGTCTTGACTCCCGAGCCGAAGCCCGGACGTAGCGATGGCAGTTTCCACTTTGGAAGCAGAAAGGGTGCTGTCGGGAGTGCCGAAATGTTCGTCGCAGTAACTGATGTCTGGCCGTAAGAGACCGTGATAACGTAAAGTCCAATCCATCCGTTATCAACGGGAGGAGTAGATTGCGTGCCGGAAATAGCGGGCGTGCCATACGTCATCTGCAGTTCAACTGATTGGGTGCGCAACGTATTCTGGGCGGCTGCGGAATTTGCTGGACCGCTATATGGTTGAGATGGTTGTGCCGCATTGTAGTAAGGCAAAACTATTGGATTGGTATCAATCTCCTGAAATGCAGCTTCGATGAGGTAATTCATCGACTGGCCTGATGTCACCGGGGCTGCGACCGTGAAGCTCGTCGGCTCAACATTAATGCCAATCTTAAGCAGTGGATCGGTGTCCGCAGGCAAGGACCCGTACGGAAGCTTGTCGACCCAGGAAGGCTGAAAAATTGTACCCGACCCGACCGTTACGGTCATGGAAGCCGGAGCCGTGGGAGTACAGGCTAGCCCATCCACGACGGGGGCAGTGCCTAACACCGCCTGCGCCAGGTAGCCCAGCGCGATCATCGTGTTGCGATTGACCGTGAGCAGATCAGTGTCAAGCGGGATGCTTCCCGGGTAAACTATGTTTCGGTCCATATGGTCCTCCTGCCACCAAAAAGCGCTAGTTGCTTATTCGGGTCCACGCAACGACCCCAACCGGCAGCACGTTAGTGATTGCTGTGCAAATAGCGGCGTCCGTGATCTGACCCTGCATCATGGCCAGGTTGGCGTATACTAGAGACCCCTGACCGTATCCTCCGCCTCCGCACCCCCACCCTGACACGGATCCGATGCCCACACCCGCTGGTCGATAGGCCGTGATAAAAAATTGAAATGGCAGGCTCAGACTTCCCCACCCGCCTGCAGCGCCATAAGCCAACCCACCTCCCATTCCATTGATACTGCCGTATCCGCCGGTGTCCCGAGCGTTTGCCGGCTCGAACAAAAAGGGAGATTGACCGGTTTCATCGACAAGCGATGAAATGAGCGCTTGCCGCGTCCCTCGTATACGGACGAGTTCCAAGTGGATCCGCAATCGGTACGCGTCGTCATTCTCACCAACGCGTCGACCGAGCGATGAACCAAAATAATCTGCTGCTATCAAGTCAAGCCAAGTGCCTTCGGCGGTCGAAATACGAGCCTGGGATCTAGCGTACTGCAAAAACTCATAAACCCATGACCAGGCCCATGCGACGCCGCCTAACAATATATCAAGAACAGGCGTGTTGTCCGGAAACCACCGAAGCGGCAGGACCTGCTTCAGACGAGACAGAATATCCTGCTGATCGCCAGTCATTTCAACTTACCACCACCGTGCCGATCTTGATCACACCGGAAAGCCCTACGCCAATATCCGCGGTCTGGCCATTCAACAGGATTGTCGTCACGTTGCTGACATTTGGGCTTGCCGTATAGGAAATCAGCGCAATCATTGTCGCGGGAAGTGGCGCCCCAACCGGAAGAGCGTTGACGTATGCGCCTATTGCGCTGACGATCTGCGGGGTGAGAAGAGCCACTTTAGAGCCGCCAGCGGCAGTAATGGTAAGCGAGACATTTACGTTTGTGACCGTTGGCGCAAAAACGGCAAACGTCGATCCGACCGGACGAACCGCCTCAACGGCCTGTTGGACCATGGACAGGAGTGTGCTGGATGGAGATCCAGAGCCGTCGTCCACGACGACCACGAAGTTCCCAAGCTGGAATGCTCCCGAAGGGCTCTGGTTTTCTTGTATTGTATAGTTCAATCCTTGCTGGACGGTGCTTATAGCGTACCCTACCGCCAAAAGGGTTGCCCGTGACAGACTTGCCATAAAACTCTGGAATCTAAGTCTGAACGCGGAGTCCGACTCAGCATTGATGCCGTTAGAGAACGCAGCCGCATTCAAAACACTATCTATACCGGATAATGCCGACGCGAGGACAGTTATCGATGCGGCCTGCACGTTGCCGGACGTTCCCGGGGTCTGCGCCACGACGGGCACATCAAGGGCAGTGGCCCCCACCCCAATAAGGTAACCGTTCTGCGCTTGGTTCCATCCCGGTGCAGTGACGTCGTTAGTGACCATAAAAGTCTGGGTGCCGTCGGCCGTCCGCACGAGAGCGCCCACCGGGACAAGTGCGGGAACAGTGGAATTGAATCGGGAAAACGTGACGGTTCCGGACGCTGGGCTCGCTGGGAGGCGTATCAGAGAGAAGTCAGCCATCCAACTATCTAGATCAGGCCCGTTACTCGTCGCCGCACGGGTCATCTGAAGCACCTGCAGGATCAGCCATTGCATCCATAATGCAATTGATGCAGTCGCTTCCAATACTGCCCGGAGCGTAGAGCCAATTGTGAGGTCAAGCAGCTGACTCGCAGCAGCCTGAACGGCCGCGGCCATGCTCTGAACCAGGCTGGTGAAGGTCTGAAGTGAAAGCTGCATCGTCTATGTACTCACAGAGAAGGTCAGAACCTGGGTCTGCCCAGTCTGTGCATCGACATAAAGAATATACACATAGACATCTCCCGCGGCACCTCCCGGAGACAGTGTCACCTCGATAGTCGGCTCTGGATTTTGTGCCACCGCAGCTTCCTTGAATATCTGGCCGCGAATCGTAGAGCGAATTTGTAAAGTATTCGCCGGATTACCGATAAAGCCCGCCAACCCAGCCCCGTAGGCAGGTTGCCATATGTAGTCAAGCAGATTGGTAAGAAGGCGCCGTAGCACCCTCTGTTGACCGAGAGCTGAGCCGGCAACGACGGCTAGATCTCCGGTTGGTCCGAACCCAAGATCCGAACCCCACTGGTGAGCAATGTCAGCCATGGTGTCCTTAATCAGGTTGGCTTGTTGTACTTGTTACGCCGCCTCTGGAGTCAATATGCGTGTGAGAATCATAGTGGCCTCTCAACCGCGACAAAGAACCTTCGCTGTCGTAGACGTCTCCGCTTACGTGCAAATCGCCCCCGACCTGGACAGTTCCATCATTTAGTAGTTTTAAATAGGAGCCGGATTGATGAACGAACCACAATTCGCCGCTAGGAGCAGGCGGAGGTAATTGCTGCTTCGAGAATATCCGACCAACAATGACCCCGTGTTCCGCTGCCCCTTCCTGAGCAAGAACGAGGACCTGATCTCCGGGCGCCGGAGGGCATACCATTCCCCAGCCAGTGCCCACCCAGGGCGATAAGACAGGAAGCCACCCACTGAGGACCCCTTCGGGTTGTAGCGTAAGTCGTGCCGTTCCTGTATTCGGATCGGTCGATGTTATCGTACCAAATCGCGGTTGGGCCTGAGTTTGGACCAGAGCGTCCGCATGCATTTTTATAGCGTTCAGAAAACGTTCCATTCATCAGCTCGTCGAGTTAAGAACCGACTCCGTTCTTGGCGAGCTATTGCTCGCTCGAACCCGCTGAACAAACCCAGCTTGCGGTCGGAATGTGCGCTCAATGGAATCAATATAGTAAGCTTGATCGAAGCCTGTACCGGTACCATCCAGCAGGATCATACTGCGGGGGCTCAGCGCCAGCTCTCCCGGCATGGAGAACTCAATTACGCGCTCATGACGGGATAGCTCAGACAGGCGCTGTTGGGCGATTGCTAACGCCTTATCAGGTGTCAAATTGGGGCGTACAATAACGTATTGCTGGCCTGGGCTTGCACTGGAGCCGCTCGAGGAATTCCCGCTGATGACGCTACTAACTCTCTCTGTGAATGCCATTTGTTGGAGAGAGTTCCAGCTTTGTACCGTAACCTGGATGTCACGCGCAAGCGTCAATGCACGTTCTAGTCTTAATTCTATCATGTCTGTCGGATATAGCACTTGATCGATCGTTGAAATCTGTGCGGTCGGTTGAAAGTTCAAGCTGTTTCCAGTTACGAAGGCGTCATAGCTTTCTTGCCGCGCCAAGTACACCAGCAGATCCCACTCAGTTGTCGCTGCAGAGAAGCGGTCGAGCGTTAAGCTTTCGTGATCACTCTGATAAAAGCGACCGACTGGACTGCTTGTTGGTACCACACAAGGAACAAGACCGTGACGTTGTGCTAAGATCGCAGCGATTTCACTCGACGTACGATTAGAGAAGGCTTCCTGCGTCTGAGCCGCAATCAGTGCTGAAGTAAAATCTCTTCCGTTTATGCGCACGACGCGGCTGACAGGGTCGATTGACACCCTATCGACCAAGCCCTGTATGAGGCTTATAAAACTTGCTCCGCCATCGAGGCCCAATTGGATATCGATAAAAATGTCCGATTCAGATGACCAAAAGTACGCGTCTGCCCATGGATCAGGACCAAGTGCCGCGACTGCATCAAAGCGGTCGGCACTAAAGTGATTGGTTGAAGTGATCTCTGCCTCGTATGCACCGGTCAGTGCTTGGCCATTTGCCAGAAGGCGAAGCCTTGGGGCCCGATACGAACGCCGGGGCTCATTGAGAAGCAATGCCGCCTCCCGCATTAGGATTTTGATCAGGGACCAGCAAGGTCAGGACACCCGAAAGCATAGGGTCATTAAGGCCGTTTAGTTGGGCAATTCTCAACCACTGCGTTGCATCACCCAACTGTTCGGCAGCAATGCGAAACAGATTGCCGCCGGCTACCGTGATCGTCTTCAACGTCAGGTACTCGCATTCGAAAGGTTCCGTGCGGCGCGGCCCACGTATGCGTTGGCACTCGTCAGACCGGCCAACCGCTGGGCGGCCGTTGTAGACGTCACAAGGTCTGTTGCCAGCGATCCGGCTGAGTCCGGGTTTGATGAGATAATGCTCTGAAGAGTCGCCTCCGCAGATCCAATTTGGGTATTTATGAAGGATTGGGTAAGCCCGATACTTCCGAGTGCGGCCACATATGCCGCGCTTCCAAGAGTAGTGGCACCGGGATTTGCCAAAGAGCTTTGCACGTCGGTGAAATCGGGGCCAAATCCGACGCATTGACTGGTAGCGACGCCCAGATCGCTGAGAATTGAGTTACCGAGAGAAATCACGGAAGAAGCCGTAGCGACTGCCTCATCCCGCACGACAGTGCAGGAGGTCCGGTACGGTATCCACACAGGGTTCTCATAATCAGCATCAAAGTGATTTATCACGACTGTGTAAAAGAAAACATCCCATGTTAGGGTTAACTCACCACCTACGAGACGAAGAGAATTCAACGTCCGAGCGCGCAACGTAGCATTTGCGCCTGAGAACGCTCCCGAGAAGGAGATTTCCGACTCATCAGGACCAATACAGTCGACCACCCTTTGGCCATCAGTCAACTGATGGACCGCAAGGATCTGTCGCCCGCCGAAATTGATACCTGACGGGATCTCGAAATCTTGGAATGCTACCGGTCCAAGCGCCAGCACTACACTAGACATTTGGTTCCTCGAACGGCGATCTTGAACGCGGTTGACGAGCTAAGAGTGCTATCATAGAAAGCCGTTGTGAACCAGAAAGATGTTCGAAGAGGATTTGGCGACCATCATGTCGTGAGGGTCGGCCCGCCCCACGATGGTGTAAGTCGGGGGTCGACGGCCATAATACCAGCACGCGGACGGATGAGCTCTCGCTCCAAGTGCTGGGTTAGCCAGCGGCCAAGGACGGAGCCCTCAAGGTAGAGGTCACCCTGCCCGGTTTGGTTTCCCTGACCATTACCGCCTTGGGTCTTGTCCAGTTTCCCTCGTGCGGTCGTTGGGTGAGATACCGCCAAGGGCTGGGATGACGACGCCGTCGAAATCGCTCTGAGGGATGTGTTCGCGAGCTGGGTTATGTCACCAGACGGCTCGTCACCAGCATGGTTGGAGCCGAATGGAGCGACCGCAGCGACGCGTCGAAGCCGTGGCGGGCGAAGCTGCCCCAAGAGGGATCGAGATTCCCCAAAGGTTTGGCCAAAATCCGCGAACTGCGATCCAAGTACCTGGATGATGGCTTCGAGTGCTGCGGGTTGCATGACGGTGGGTCGGTGAGACCGTGGAGACTTCGGTGCAGCGGTGCCGACCTGTCGGCTGACTGGCCTGTCTCTTTGAGGCTGTCTCGACTCGGTATTACCGCCTGGCATCACGGGCGCTTTGAACCGCGGTGACGCGAGCCACGGGGCTAGCGCGCGCGTGCTCCTATCTGACAGCGATATTGCCGTCCGGCTGGACGGTTCCTCCGGAACCCGCGAAACATGGTACTCGTGCACAACGTGCGGCGAAAGACGTGATGCTGTGTTCACCTTCGACGTCAGTCGTCGCCGCCCGTGTGCCAAAGGCATAAGCCTCGCCCAGGATTGGCGCCCGGCATCGGGGCCGAGGATGCTTTTAGCGATTCGCAGGAGCCTGGATAGGTTGATCGAAGACTGACCAGTGGTCTTGTCAAGTGTCTGGAGGTGGGTACGCACCGCGAATATTTGTCTGGAGGTACTACCGCCGCGGGGGTGCGCCGGGCCGAGCGTGGACGGGCCAATCACCACACGATGCCCTCAGTGGGAGATGCGATGGTGAAGCATCATACCGGCTGCCTCCATCGCAGCGTCCGCCAATCGAACTGTTGTCCATCTAGGATGCCGAAGATAATCACATATGCCATACGCTCATCCGTCGGTAACGAAAAGGCAACGTCGAACGGCACCCCGTTTCTGACCAGGTACAGACAATCGGTCAGCTCAGGGTGCCGAACAAGTTTCCCGCGTTTGTGACCTGCTCGGTCTCGTCGACCTCGGACAAAGGCTCAATAATCTGGGCGATTGCTTCAATCCCGATGTCACCTAAGCGACCTACCAGTGCCTCAATCTGGGTTTCGGTGGAAGGCATAGGTATAGGTATGTCATCGATAGCAGTCACCGAACTTGCCAAGATTGCCATAGCGAGCCAGGGTTGGTTGAGGGCAAGCTCCGACCCCGCTGCCTTGAAGATTCGCAGCTTGTCCAACGCCGTCAAACTCCGGAGTGTGAGCCGTCGACCCGAGCCGTCTACAATCGAGCGTGCTTCGGTTGCCTTAGCAACAATCATTGCGGAAGGGCTCATCAGATGCGACTTCTACTGACGCCAAAAAATTCAAGCTTCTGTTTCACGCTGCTTTCACCCTTCCAGATCCCTGCATTAACCAGCTTGAACGTGACACTAGCATACTGATATGTCGAAGTGGACCCGTCCGTCTCGTTTATGTACTGATACATGGTGATTGAGCTCGCGCTTCCACCATTAAAGTATGTCTGCTCGGTTGCTGCAATAAAGTCTTCGACTACTGAATTGCCGCGCTCGAGCTCGAAGCTGCCCTCCCAGCCTTTAGGCAGTTCGGTGCCCAACTGGGTTCCATCCAACCGACTGACACGTACGGATTGTGTTAGTTGCCGGCTCTCGAATGCGGTAACATGTTCCAGGTCCACGCGACCGCTTGGCCCCATGACAACAAGCTGCGTGTCGCGACCAACAGAGAAGGCTGTAAATGACATAGGGTTACCTCGTTAGGTCGTTTGCCCACTGGGGAGGGTCTGGACGGATACCTGGACTGTCTGACCTCCTTCCACGTTGACGATGAATTTCTCGTTAATAGACTGGTATTGCACCTGCGCGTCAGACTGGACGTAGCCGAGGCCGGTCCTACTAGCTGGATTGTTCGACGTATCACAAATCACGCTGAATGGTAGGCTTCCGTCAGTGCTACCAAGCAGACCCTGGCTGAGCATGTTTTGGAGGAACGAGAGCTGGCAGGACCGAATACTGAGGAATAGGTTGGTATTGATAACCTGCCCTACATATTGACCCATTCCCGCAGCAAGGGTGGCGGCGATGTAGTTGGTGAGGCGTGTATAATTGTCACCGTCAATAGCTGGATTGGACGATGAGTTGAAACCTCCGCGGACCCCCCAGTAGCTTCCACCAGGCTGCGGGTTGCATATCACGTCGATCCCCGCACCGAACAGCACCCCGAGGTCCGCTGCGGAGTAGGACGTGCTTTGACCAGATCCTGGTGTTCCAGACGTCTGGCTACCGATGACGCAGTAAATCTGCTTGTTCAGGCTGGACTGCTCAGGCGACAGGTTTGCGAGTCGGCCAGCAACAAAGCCCTGCGGGGAAACCAAACGTATTGTACTATTTACTTGGTCAGACCACCATAGCCAGTCGCCAAACATCAGCTTCGCAGAATAGCTGTCGAGCCCGGCTTGCTGCATGACAGTGACCGCATTCTGGATTGTGTCGCCGGCCGGCCCCGTCAAGATCATATAGACGCCCTCCTGGAGGCCGAACGCCACCTGAGTCGTCCACTGAGTCGGATCGTCCGAGTCAGCCAGAACGGCGATACCGCAGCCCTGGCCCGTCAGAGCGTACATGCCGGTGCGGGGAGTAATGTCTGTACCGACCAATTGCACGGACGCTACACCGGATGCCCCGTCCGACCCCGGCGTGCTAGCACCAAGCGTCGTAGTGAAGGCCGCCGGAGGTGCGGTGGCACCGCCGGCACTGGCGATAACAAGTTGTGACGGTCCACTCTGCGGACCTTGGCCCTGGTTTACTGCTGCTGCGAGGGCGATCCAGAACGACGCCCCGGTGCCGATGATATTATCATAGACCTCGGGCTGTAACCCGGGCAGCGCTGCGATTAGTCGCCATGAGTTCACTACCGAGCCCGGTTGCAGCGTTAGGCTGACCCCATTGCCGAGCGACCCGGTATAGAGTGCTGTGAAGACTGCGGTCGTCCCGGGGACGACGACCTGCGCAGCGGTGTCGGTTCCATCGCTGACACGAACACAACGGAAATTTTGAGCTCCCTGTTGAATCGCCGTGGCGATTTGGGTTCCCATATCATATTTCCGGGCAATAATCGGGCCGAAGCCTTGCGCATAATCGGACATAGTTGCGACGATGACAGGTTGGGCGACCGGTCCCCAGGACGCGGTGCCGACAACACCCACCACATTGGTTGGGACGCCGTTGAGAACGAGATTCTGCGGCGGTACTATCTGGACGTAGAGGTCCGGCACCACAAGTGCCGTCGTATTGATGCTACCTTGTTGAACGATCGGCATTGCTATCGAGCCCCTCCTGGCATCCGCGCGGCCACGCGCACAACAAAATGGGCCTGCTCCCCGTTGAGGATGCTGGCGATACGCGTGGGATCCATGACGACGTCACCACGTGAGAAACTGCCGAACGATCTCACAACGACCAAATGCATTTCCATAAGGGCTCCAAGGTTAGGCTGTGATGCTGGTGGCGTTCAGGACAAAGTTACCGAATAGCATGGCAGGTTGCAGGGTTGTGACCGTCGTGGGATACTCCACGTCGTAGAGTAGATCGCGTCGATAGAGCAGTGCGTCCTGGGATTGATCGAATACGAGTGTCCCGCGATATCGGAGTCGTCCTAGCGAGCCATCGGCCAAGTCGATGAACTGAAAACTGACAAGTAGTAGATCTATTGCCGATGCCGAGGTGTCGCGGGTAGCGGGAGTCGGGCACCAGCATGTGATGCGGAATCCCTGGTCTTGGCGACGTACTTCCTGCATGACTGAAGCGTCTGCGACCACTCGGGCCAAGATATTGGCAGCACCGGGAACTGTTAACGTGGCGCCTGAAAGGTTGACGATCCAGTCGGCCCGTGCAGCAGTTGCCAAATTAGCGGCTACGATCTCCGGTGTGTCGCCAGCCAGCGCCGCGTACACGTAACTGATGTTGTTCACCAGTATTCCGACGAGTTGCCCCAGGCCTGCGGTACCGCCAATGGTGACAGAGCTGCCAGAAACTGATGCGGTGAATGTTGGCTGTGCCGGGGAACCTAGCCACTGTTGCGAGTAGCGGGTCGTATTGTGGCCTGGCTCGCCTTGTGGAAAAACTGTGACGTTAATTACGCCAGCCGCGAGATCTGAGTTAAGCGCTGCCGAATTCGGCCATCCGCGGTATATTCGACAGTCCGGCCCTGGAAGACTCGACGCTCCCAGCCCATTTGGATATAATGCATTGGCGGCAAGCGCAACCAACGCATTCTCTACATCCGACTGGTCAGCCATCAGGTGGTCGCCTGCCGTATAGATAATCGCCAACCGAGATCAGTCAATTCGGTAGTCGCAACAACGCCATTGCGTCCGAGGTCGTCAGACATCAAATCGCCGGTCTGCAAAACGATGCCGAGGCAGGCGGGCACCATTACCGTCCAGAGAGAAACCGACGTATCGTTGGGCAGGTTGGCAAGAGGGCGACCCTCTCTGGATGCGGACAACACACTCGCTGGCCAGTTGGTCATGAGAGGAGTCACATTCGCTGCGGTCACCCCGCCATAGGTATTTACCCCCGTGCTTGTTTGTGCTGCTGGACGAGTGAACGAAATCAGCCGGTTGGTCTGCACGCAAAGAACGGGCAGAAGCTTGTGTTGCGCAGCGATAAACCATGTTGCGTCGTGCTGCACCAAGTAGTCGCCGGTACAGGTGTATGCGGCGTCGAATATGCCATACCATAAGGCGTTGCCATAACCGTTCGGTCGGGCAAACCTTCCGTCGAGACCACTGAACGCGGCGGGAAGACGAAGGAATCTGTTCTGCGCCGCAAGTGGATTTTCTGCACCGCGTGGCCGGTATGCACTCGTCGTCGTACCGGTTGCTCGTGCCGCAACGTTTAGTCCCCAACGGATGCGATCTTCAAGCCGCGCAGAATCCATTTCAAACCACCAGTGTAATTCCGCAGTCGGCCAGAGCTGGACCTGGAGGAACGCCAAGAAACCCACAGAGCCGCCGGCGCCAGTCATCAAACAGCCGAATCCGGTCGCGCGGCTCGTCGCGGTTCCTTGTCCAAACCGCAGCTATGTCCGTGTCAAGATTTTCTGCCGAGCGGGGGATAGCGATCTCCAAAACGGTCAGTGTGCCCAGGTAGCGTCTCATCACCCTCATCTCTTCGCAGGAGAGGTTGTTGAGGCGGAACTCCAGCAAGCCGTAAACTTGGTAGAAGCGCCAAGTCTGAAAGCCCGATGGCGCTGGTCCGTAGGCCGGATAGCCACAAAAGCGGCGGGCATCAGTCTTCTCCGCGTCCGTCATCGTCATTAGAGGACCGATCCGTCGCCGCGTGTGAAGAGAATGCTGCCAGATCCACTGGCGAGCATGGCAGCGCCATACGTGATCAGCGTGTTGACCGAAAGCACGACGCGCGAGACTGGTAGCACTGGCATATCAGTTGATGATGCGGTTACCGATGGGTCCCCACCGAACCGAATGTATGCCAGCGAAGCCGTCGGGTTGGTTACCACGACAGATTCGCCGCCCCCGTCAAGCTGTATGCTTGCCGATGTTGTGCCAGCGTTCAGCGAGACCGTTGCCGTTGGGCGGAATGGGCTGGTTGTTCCGATCGACATCTCTCCTCCGTCCTCCCGCTGTCAGCCGATATGCTCCACCATTACGGCACGTTTGAAAGCTGCGTTCGTGGCGGTAGGGATCGTACTCGAAGTCGTCGTCGTGTCGGATGGTGCGCAGAACCCCCCCATCCAGTACCAGGACTGCGCAATGATCTGTTGCAGCCGGTCGATTGGCTCGCGCGTAACCATAGCCACCCCATCCACTACAACGACTATCGAGTCCTTGGGGGCCACGTCGTCAGCGGCCATGCCGGCAAAGTCGCCTTCAATCAAGGCGCCCTGCCCACAAATGATCGGTCGTCGCACCATGAGGCCCGCCAGCGTTGGGTGCGGCTGCACGAAAGCCTCCGTCGTAGGCATGAACCTTAGACCCAGGAAATCATTCGTCATACCCTGCCGAAACACTTGGTTGGCTGACGTCGCCCCCTGGAAGAGTTGTTTGAAATCCGGATCGGAAAACAATTGCCGTGCCGAGACTGGGTCCAGATAGCAGTTATATGATCCGTCAATTTCTGGGACCGCGTTCATGCGCAGCCTGGAGACGGCATCAAGAAGGTTGGACATCGCAAGCGTATCGGTCGCGACAATAAGCGAGGTATTGCTGCGCTGAGACGGCCTGACAATCATGCTCGCGTTCGTCGCGGTTACGGTGTTGCCGGCGGTGCCGTCGCTGACGGTAACGTTACCCGAAAAGGTCAATACGCCAGCAATGCCGTTCGGTGCGGTTGAGGTCAATCCGTTCGCCGCTGCCCCAATCAACGTGTAGTTATCCGCGCCAACCGTGACCGGCAGGGTATATGAGCTACTGACTGGCTGCTGCACGCCGTTGACAAAGGCGTTCTGAAAACCGCGAATATCGTCAACCGTCACCTGTGGGCCGGCGCTGCCAAGTGTGGTGACCACACGCGTGTTCCCGCCGAAGTATGCATTGAACAGGGCATTCCGAGCGAGCTCGTCCAGGCTGCGTGCAGCCTGTTCGCCATTTACGTAGGCGTTCTGCAGGAATTGCGAAGCGATACCTACGCGGGAGGTTACCATATTCAAGTCGGTCGTGGCGGCATAGTGGTTGACCGTGATCGTGTACTGCTCGACACTCCATGGCGTCGTCGGTACCACTATACCATTGTCAAAATTCGTGTTGTTAGCCGGCGCAAGCGGGGTCGTCACCGTCGGCCTCAGCCCAACGCGCGTCTTGGTAAGTGTTTCGCCAATCCCCACGGCGAACGCTTCTCGATCTGCGCATGCCCGGTAGCCGAGACGCGAGCGAAGCGCCTGTTGAAACTCACGTTCGAGAAACCCTTGTTGAATTATAGGCTGCAACGCTAGTGGAAAACTCTGAATCCCCATAGAAAGTCCCCTTATGCATCACGAGGAAATGTAGTGTTTGTCCTAGTAACGCTGCTTTAACAGTGCAGCGCGAGCAACAGCGTACTCCGCGTTTGTCATCTCAGTCGCGAGCTTCTGACGCGGTGGTTGCACCAGAGGTGCGCTTAGGGAACTGGAAGATGACGGGGTCCCGAATAGCCAGGGCTTAGCTCTCTTGAATCGAGCCATCAAGCCGGAAGCGTCGTCAATCTCTCCTTTTTCGTTGAGCTTCACAGCAGAAAGTTCCAGCAGTCTGAGGCCATCCAGGTCTATCATTCCTGCGCGAATAGCCTCCGCTTTCATTTCGGCGCGGATTAAGCGTGTATCCGATTGCTGTTGAAACTCGGTCAACTTGCGTTCAAGTAGTTCTGCGCGGGCACGCAGTTCATCGACTGTGTTGTCTGTTGGCTCGGCCAAGAGTGCAGTTTCTGGCATCAACTTACCTCGATTCTGTGGTCCACCGCGATACTTACCAATTCGCCAGGAATATCCTCGATGTCGAATGTATCGGCTATGGCCTTTAGCGCCGTTTCCCGGCTAATCAGGCCAGCCGTCACAAGGGTCGTCAGGGTCTGTGCGTCTTTCTGGCGGTCATCAGCCGTAGGTGGATACCAGCGCGGCCACTTGATGGACAGGCGTGCGGATACGTCGAGAGTCGGCACTTCCTTGTCCATTGCGCGCAGCCGGTAGACCTGCGACGCCCGTAGGATCATCCGTGCAAGACACAGTAAAGCAGTTTCGCCGTAACTCACGCGCAGATTATCGGCGAGCCATAGCAAGCCCTGGTTCATCAGTTCGAGAGCACGTCCGGATTGGGCAGCTGTCAGGCGATCAGCATTGGCGCGATTTCCATGAACGCTCTCCAAAGCAAGTTCACGCAAGATTCGCACGTATTCCATGACCGCTGCCGACGCCGTACCACCGATCTCCAGCAATCTCGCGTCACCCTTTTCGCTGACCACAAGAGCGTTGCCTGCACCCTTAACTATCTGGGTATCGCTAGTGGCCGGCTCCTTGATCATTAGCGTCGGGTCACTACTGTATTTCAGACCACGACCTGCCTGGCTGAGTTGATAATCGATCTCTATTTGCGTCTCTATTGCCGCCCGGAATGTGCAGGCACCGTCGTTGGGATCGCCGGTTGTCGACTTGCCTGGTAGGTTCCGCACCCAGACCATCGGCACGAAATCGAGGCCATGTCTGACGGTGCGTCCTAGATCTATTTCGGGCGGTCCGGCACCGCCGACTGCCACTGGCGCGAACCATGTCTCATACTCGATGTCCCATTGGCGCTCGAACCAGTAGTCAATCTCGGGGTTTGTGATCTCATAGCCACTCTCCACAAGCCTTTGCCCGGTGACCTTGTATCGTTCGGTGACGCTTGACAGTGTGTCCGGCGCCTCGGAATCCCAGATTGGCGCAAGGTAGGTGGTATCCAACACCTGAAAGAATACACGTCCGCGGAGGACTCGCATGAGAATTGCAACAGAGCCTACCGAGCCGCAGATCGCCGCCTCAGTCATAACTTGGTTAAGGCGCGTCTCCTTGGCAATGTCCGAGAGAACTGATCGGACAGTAGGGTCTGCACAGTCAATAGTTGGAAAGTGCCCCTCGCTGAACAGCAAGGAGACACTATCCTCAACGACGATCCTGGACAGACCATAGCGTACACTTGGTCGGCGGTCGCGCAAGGGGATATAGTCACCCCCAAGACTACGCTCCTCGTGGAATTGATACGGCAAGATATCGTAAAGTGTCCCGTTGAGAACCCGGTGTAGAATATCGAGCATCCGTGTTCGTGGCGAATAATCCGGGTCCGAGGGGATCAAATTGCAGATTGTGTCGAACATCTCAGCCTTTTATCCAACGTTAAGTGGCAGGATCCATTCTTTAGGGATTATCGGCCTAGATGTGGAACCGCGAGAATTCGCGCCGGGGTGCCAATATTCAGTAGCATGGCGAACGCGCTCGATAGTGCGTCGACCTGGTCATCTTTGCGACCAAATGGAAAATCTCGCAGCTCCTCGATGAATGCATGGTTCCAGTTGGCCCGGACAAGGGCTATATTGCCAGCCTCGATCTGAGAGGCGACCGGAGCCGCCCGGGTCGCTTTGGCGCCGCTTTCCCGCGACGGAATCACGTGATAGCCAGCAAGTTGGCTGGTAAGGTAGGAAATCTGGCTCCTGCCCGCTTGGCCTGGGTCCTCGGGAAGACCGATGGTCACGGTGCGTCCGTCGGCCCGCGCCGCCCTGGCAATACTGTCTTCCATCTCACGGGGACTTCCCCGCAGCCGCACGACATCCAGGATTGTGTATCGCCCTGATACGTGTCTCGTTAGTTTGACGCCAACGGTCCAGTCGGGGTCGTTGCGGCCTGTGGCCGCCGTGGCGGCGAGATCCCACGCCCGCAC